GTTTCTGATTGGATTTGCCTTGGCTAAAGAGGTGTTGAATTTCAGATATATGCAGTCAACACCCACTGCTGTTAAGAGAATACAATCGACCGAATCCGTAGGAAAGTATGGTACTCGAATTTACGGTAATCCGAGTATCCCCAAACTTAGATATATTGATGGATTAAAGTTTAAAAAGATTATTCCAGAAAAACAATATAATCCTGTTCTCGCTTCTGATATTACGAATGGAACTAAACTCGGTGGTGGTATTCCATTATCAACATTTGCTGGTAGTGCATTAAACAGCAAGACAACAATTGCTGATCGTAAAGAAGTCGCAAAGTATTTTTATCTTCAATCTATGATGATTAATGGAGTTAGAAATAACACAGGAAGATTCGGTAAACATAGTTTAATTGTTTCTGAAGGATTATATGCGCCTGAAACAAATCAAACAGTAACTTCTGGAAGTATACTTGATTTACAAACTAAAGGTCGTGCTGTAGTTTATGAAGTTAGAAACTTGAAAGGAAATTTAGATTCAGCGGCAACATTTAATATTGCATCATATTGGAAAGATACCGCATTATTTGATGAATTAATTTTAAGTTTTGATACAGTTGATCCTAATGTAGAGTATACTGCACAAATTATTGTTACAATGCCTGAAGTGACTGATAAATATATTGGAGAATTTCGTAGGAATATTAGAACAGAATATAACTACAATGTCGCACTGAAAGACGGACTCGCTGAGTTGGTTGTATAAATATCTAATAAACAGGAATTTATGAATGGCAATAACTAAATCACTTTCTATTGAGGATACCAATCTTGCAAAGCGTAGTATCGTGTCTGCAAGAAAGCAAGTGTATTCTGATATTGATTTGTCTTTTGCTAAGAAAAGTAATGGTGACATTTTTAAAAAGACCGAAGCGGCAGCAGTAAAACAGGCAGTAAAGACACTCATTCAAACTAACTTTGGTGAGAGACCTTTTAATTATTATTTTGGTTCTAATATTCGTGCTTTGTTATTTGAACCTGTGACTCCAGATACTGTAGCTGAAATTGATATTAATATTAGACTTGCAATACAAAACTTTGAGCCTAGAGCAGAACTGCTTGATGTTAGAGTTTTGGATGAAATTGATAAAAATTCGGTTAATGTTAGTGTGAGATTTAGAGTAATAAGTACAAATGAAGTAGTAGAGATTCAAACAGCATTCTCAAGGTTAAGATAAGATATGGCAACAGTAATTAATTCAACTCAACTTGACTTTGCATTTATTAGAAGTAAAATTCTAGAATTTATGGCAACACAGTCAGAATTTCAGGACTATGACTTTGATGCTTCTGGTCTATCTGTTATTGCAGATATTCTAGCATACAATACGCATCAGAATGCATTGCTTGGTAACTTTGCGCTTAACGAAACTTTTTTGCAGACTGCGCAGCTCAGAACTTCTCTGGTAAATCTTGCTACTAACTTCGCTTACGTTCCTAGATCAAAGTCTGCTTCTACAGCGCTGTTGAACGTATCTTTGAACTTGACTTCAGCCTCCAATAAACCTGAAGAAATTTATTTGCCATCTGGATTTCAGTTCACTACAGAACTTGATGATGTAACATACACTTTTATTACTGATCAAGAATATACAGCAAAAATTGATGATGCTGGTTTAGGTATCTACACTTTTGTAGATGATGATGATAACTTAGCTATTCCTGTTAGAGAGGGTGTTGAGAAAGTAAAGACTTTCTTGGTTGATACAAGTTTGGAAAGACAAATTTATGTTATTCCAGATTCCTCGATGGACCTTTCTACTCTGAGGGTAAGAGTATTCAATGATACTGCTGACACAGTAGGTGAATCATATTTGTCGCCTGCTGAGTTGGTTGGTTTTGGTGCTGAAACCAGACTGTATCTACCACTTGAAACTTATAATGGATTTTATGAGTTGAACTTTGGTGATGGTACTATTACAGGTAAAGCACCTGAAGTTGGCAATATTGTCAGAGCAACATATCTTTCAACGAATGGTGGTGCCGCAAACGGTGCCAGCTTGTTTGTACCGACAACCACACTTTCTGTAGATGGCACATCTTATAATCTCACCGTGACAACAGTTGCTAAATCAACACTCGGTGCGGAAAAAGAAAGTATCGAAAGTATACGTCTAAATGCACCCCTTAGCTATCTTGCTCAAGGTAGATTGGTAACACCTAATGACTACATTGCAGTCATTTCTAACTTGATTCCTGGCATCAAATCTATGAATGCTTGGGGTGGTGAAGATAATATTCCTGCCAAGTATGGTAAAGTTCTTGTTTCAATTATCTATGAAGATGATATTGATGCATCATTTAAGGCAAGTCTTGAAACTCGTATTGCAAGCGAGATTACAGATAATCTTTCTATTGCATCAATTGAAACTGAGATTGTGAACCCAGACTTTACATATTTGAATCTAACAACAAATATTAAATATGACTCTGGTATTACAGCATTGACCAGACGTGGCATTCAAGATAAGATCAAAGGTGCAATTGCAGCATACTTCACATCAAATCTTGGTAGATTCAACGATGTGTTCCGTAAGTCAAAGCTATTGTCTGTTATTGATAATACAGATGATTCTATCCTATCATCTTCTGTTGATGTTCGTATGGAGAATAGATTCACTCCTGTTTATGACGCTAATACGGTTAGATATATTACTGCTGACTATCAGCTAAATTTCTTAAATAAGATCGCACATCCGGATGAAGATCACCCTGTTGTGACTAGTGATAACTTTGTTTATAGAGGTAAAGTTGCTTCTATTAGAAATAGAACCGGTGAAAATCATAGTAATATTTTAGAAATTATTGATACCGATGAAAATGTTCTTGTGACTAATATTGGATCATATGATACCACTAAAGGTACTGTAACATTGAATGGATTTAGCCCTACATCTATTTCATCTGGCAACTCATATATTAGAATCATTGCAACTCCTGCTGATGATAATAATATTAAACCTCTGAGAAATCATGTTATTGATCTAGGATTTAATGTTGTTAGAGCAACTCCTGATACAAATGCAGCTAATGCGGTAAGTGGTGTGACTGACTAATGGCTGCTATTACTCTAGAAGATCGCAACCGCAGAGATATAAATTTTCATCAGTCTGAAGTAGATGGTCTTTTTCCAGAACACTTTCGAGAGCAATATCCAACACTTGTAACATTTATTAAAAAATATTATGAGTATCTTGAACTTGCAGCTGGTCGCAATAGACTTGATAATATTTTCTATGCTAAAGATGTTGAAAGTACAAATGAAGATTTTCTTGACTATCTTTACTATGAGCGACTAAATGGATTAGGTGCAGACAAGTTTAATCTGCCTAGACTTACGCTGAAGCTTGCTCCTCAGTTTTCTAGAGCAAAGGGCACAGAAGTATCTATTCCAGCATTCTTCAGATATGTGTTTGGCGTAGAAGCAGAAGCATTTTATCCTAAAACACAAATTTTCACAGTTGGCGAAAGTCAGATTGGACCTAACTCTCTGAGGTTCATTCAGGACTCTTATTTCTGGCAAGTTCTTTCTATTCAGATCAAGTCTCCACTGAGTACAATCCAGTGGAATGATATTTACAAAAAATATAATCATATTGCAGGATTTGCTCTTTTCTCTGAAACACAATTTGAAACAGTAGCAGAGAATATTGAAGCTACATCACCAATTTCCATTGCTGATACTCTGACTGAAGGTGCGCTGACACTTGAAGCAACAGCAACAGAAACTTCTAGTGCGTTTACTAGCAGTACTGGTGTTGATAGTGATGAGACGATTAGATTCTACACAGACAGAGATATTCAGTTCTATCAAGATTCTATTGGCGGTCTCACCTTTACACAGAAAGGTGAATACACTTCTATTGTTGATGTTCTTGATACCAACTCACCAACATTCTCCTCGAATGATAGTGATAGATTCTCTGATGAGTCACTACAAACAATGGATGAAGATTTGTTTACTCATTATGATCCAAACAGAATCGATTCTGCTTAGAAAAGCATTATAAATAAAATAGAATAGGTTTTAACGAGTAGTAGTAAAACATGACAAGACAGAATATTTCTACAGGTACAACCGCTAATGATGGCACAGGAGATACTCTCCGTAGTGCTGGCACAAAGATTAATCAGAACTTTGTTGAACTGTATCAAACATTCGGCACAGACAGCAACTCGCTAGGTGCTGGCATCACGTTTGATATTAGTGGTATTGTTTTTGAAGGCTCTACCAATACAACCACTGTTTCCGTCGAAGATCCCAGTTCTGATGTGACAATCACTTTGCCTGATAGCACAGGTGAAGTTGTGATTATTAGATCAGATAATTCTGTCAATCTGGTAGATGGTACAGGGCACGCCTCAAAGATTTATTATGCCAATGTTTTTGATTCCGCAAATGGTTACGGTACTTTGCCCGATGCTCATGTCTATCACGGTATGTTTGCGATGAATCATGATACTGGTAGAGCCGTTTTTGCGCACGATGGTCATTGGCACGATCTTATTGATAGTGATACTTTTACTTCTAGGGCAAATCTACAACTGATTTCGCCTAAAATGGATACTACTATTTTTGATAATACTGGTAACTTTGAAATCTTACAGCTAGAAAATGTATTAGGTTCCCCTGCAAACTATTTAAAAATTTCTAATTCTATTAGTACTGAAAATATTGCTATTACTACTATTGGTGATGATACGAATATTGATTTGGATATTTCAGCTAAAAATGAAGGAAATATCAATTTAAAAAATGATACAATTTTTGAAAAAAGAATATCATATTCATATCAAGAAATTGATGGTGGAACTGGGACAGCAACACTAGATTCGGATAAAGCTCTCTATGTATTCAATACTACTGGAAATAAAACTGCAAGTATGGTTTCTGGTAGCGAAATTGGCGAAGTTAAAAAGTTTTTAAATAGAAGTGGTCCTAATCGTACTAACACTATTACATTTACATCTGGAGCTTTATTAAGGTCAAATCAAGTGGAACTTGGTGATCCCACTAATGCTAGTATTGCAATGGTTAGAGACTGTATGTTTGAATTAGTGTGGGGTGGTGATGGTTGGTATAGTATGCTAGATTCAGACACAGCATATGTGCAAATTAGTTAAATAAGGTAAAGAAATAGATGGCAGCTATTGTAACAAATGATTTAAAAAAGCAGCTACTGCAAACTATCGTAACAGATATTTCTGCTGATAGTGACAACTATTACTATGTTGGTATTAGTAGATCGAATATTTGGGATGCAACTGATACTGTACCCACAGTAGGTAATACTGAGAGAGAAAAGAGAAACTTTCGTGCAGCACTACAGTCTATCATTCGCACAGTTGATGCTTCATTTGTAGCTTCCAGATACAACTGGTCTTCTGGTACTATTTACAGTGCATATAATGATAATCAGACAGCGACTCAAAACTCCAGTGTGCATCCTTATTATGTATTGACTGCTAACCAGAGAGTATATCTTTGTATTCAGCAGGGCAAATCTGATGGCGGTACTGGCACTATTCTACAGTCTACTGTTGATCCAGATACTATTGGTGCTTCTATAACAGCAAAAGCAACTAGTGACGGATATATTTGGAAGTATTTGTTTACTCTTAGTGGTACTAATGCAAGCAAGTTTCTTTCCGCTAACTACATTCCTGTTTCTAAGGTAACTGCAACTAGTGGTCTGACAGTTATTCAACAAGCACAGAAAGACGTTCAGGACGCTGCCACAGCGGGTTCAATCATTGGTTATAGAGTTACTAGTGCAGGTACAGGATATTCTTCAGCTCCAACATTGACAATCAGTGGTGATGGTGTTAATGCTAGAGCCAAAGCAACATTGTCTACCGCAGGTGGTATTGACAAAGTTGAGATTGACGATTCTGTAGGCGGTATTCCTTTTGGTTCTGGATATAGCTATGCATCTGTAACACAGACAGGTGGCGCACCATCAACTGCTGCTACTATTGAGCCCATCATTTCTGTAAATGGAATTGGATTTGATCCTAGGGATGATCTTGGGGCTGATGCCGCAATGGTCAACACAAAGCCTAACGGAACACAAAATGGTTCGTTTATGGTAGGTCAAGACTTTAGACAGATTGGTCTGATTAAGAATCCTAAAAAGAATAATGATTCTGACTTCACTGGTACAGATGCTAGGGCAATGCGCATTCTGACACTGAACAACATTACTGCTGGATTTGATAGTGCTGCTGTAGAAGATGCTAATATTACAGGTGATACAACAGGTGCAATCGCTCTAGGTGATGAACTTTCTGAAACTAAACTGTACTATCACTTTGATGATGATACTGGATTTAAACAGTTCTCTTCGGGTGAAAATGTATTTCTTGATTCTGGCACTGGTATCACTGCAACTATTGTATCAGATTCTGCTGGTGAAATTAAACCATTTTCTGGTGAAGTGCTATATATTGAGAACAGAACAGCAGTGTTAAGAGATGCCGCACAAACCGAAGATATTAAGATTATCGTAAAACTGTAAGGTAAGAAAGAATAATGCCTAATACATTTACAACTACTACTTTTAATACGACTTACAGAGATGACTTTAAAGATAGTGATCACTATCATCGTATTCTTTTCAACTCCGGTAGAGCGCTGCAAGCCCGTGAACTTACGCAAATGCAGACTATTACTCA